TTATTAAAAGCTCCCCACTGGAGATAGTTTAATAAGTGCCTATAGAACGACGGCATGGGGCACATCGCAGTAGATAATTAGCTGATCCCAACGCACAGCCAGGTAAAGTTGCCAGCATTGCCACGGTTAGTTAAAAAGCGTATAGAAGCTCTATTATTATTTGAGAAGCCACTGTTCCAAGACACATAGAACTCATCGCCTCTTGTGTTTGTACTTGCGGAGTCGTCGGTACATAATGCGACTAACACATTACACCTGATAGGCAATGTTACATCACAATATGTATTTTGATTTAAGAACCAAGTTAGCCCCCACTGGGGAGTTACTTTAATAATTCTATCGTTTTACGTAATTCACGAATGGTTTTGTGTGTATACACCCTGGTAGTGATATCACCTTGTTTATGGCCTAGTAAGGAACGTAACGCGTTAGGCGGTGCAACCGCATCAAGTAAACTGGCGAATGTATGCCTGGTATCGTGGATAGTGTGCTTGCAGTTAAGCTGTTTCATAATATCCTGGAAATGCTTACGGAATGATGTGTAGCTGATAGTGAATAGGTAATCGCTAGTATGTAGTTGCTCTATTATAGGCATGATGCGGTGATGAATGGGAATAATACGACCTTCACCGGCTTTTGTTTTAGCGTGTCTCACAATAAGGTATGATGATCGTCTATTGATATCCTGCCTACGTAAATTAAGTAGCTCACCTATGCGGAGCCCTGTGTAGAGCAGCATTAAAATCATGCGAGAATAAGAAGTATCTATTGCCCATAATTTGTTGATTTGTTGGCGAGTGAATACTCTTCTCTTAATCGTTGGGATATTGTGGCCTAGGTTTAAGTGTAAGGCGTAATTAGTGATAGGGTAATCTTTAATGATTGCGTAATTAAATAATTGATTAAGTAGTGTACGGACTTTCTTACAAGATGAGTAGGAAAGTCCTTTTACGTGCATGGAATTAATCACATTTTGAAGGTGCTGAAAATGAATATCCGTGATAGGCATATCCGCTATGTTGGATATGTGTTTAAAAGCAATGTGATAAGACTTAACAGCGCTATCAGAAATAGACTGCGAGTGAATAGGCAACCACTCGTTAAATAGTTGCCTTAATGTAATGGTATTGCGTTGTCTACGTTTTAGCATAACAGCGTAACGGCGCATAATTTCACCTCCGAAAGGATACGACTATGAATCAATATGTATTTATTTTAAATGACAAAGGGGAGCGTATTACATCCCTGTGTGATAACACATTGAGCCGTGATGATATTATGGCGCAAGCTGAACACGATTACCCAAATGCACAGCATGTGTATTCCGAAAATGGGGATGCAATGCTTGATGAGTTCATGGCTGGTAAAGCGTATGTAGACGGAAAATTCGTTGCGCCTGATCCGTATGTTCCTACAAAGGAAGATAAAATTAACTCAATCAAATCTGAATACGAACCGCGCTTTAAATCCTTAGAAGAAGCTCAACGGCGTTTACTATTGATGGGCAAACCTACTACGGCTATTAGCGCACAATATATTAAATTAAATGACGAAATGGTAACACGTATTAAGGAGGTGCGATAATATGCCTAAATTTATCGGAGAAAGTAAAGTACCGGTTATGGAATTTTGTGAGTATTGTTGGGAAGTGCTTAATGAAGATGGCGCATGCCCAACTGAGGGCTGTGTTCATAACGATTTAATGGACGAGGAGCACAAAGATGAAACTACCGGTTCTACACAACCTTGATGCAATCAAAGGGGAAGTGATTTCTCTAAATATTGGGTATAACAATCTTGTTGAAGAGGCAAATCTCTTTGCTTGTGTTCGTAAGTGTCCATACGACGAAGAATATAAAGTGAAGTTTAGTATCGACGTCTCTACTGATGCTTTGAAAGATGATGAAGCTTGTAAAATCACTCTTTCTTTAGATACAAATACGCTCGAAGCTGGTAAATACCAATGGGATTTATTCTTATGGAACGGCGACCGTCCTATTAAATGCCTTGTTAAGGGTCAAGTTAATGTAATTGAAGGTATCAGTAATAGGGGGAAATGATATGAGCGAAGAAAACGTGTATTTGAAACCTTCTCCTGTTGATAGCATCCGCATCAAAGACAGTGTTGAAAATATTAAAGTCAAAGACAATATGCAGCTTGTTAAGTTACAAGGCCCTAAAGGCGACCCTGGTCCTAAAGGTGAACCTGGTAAAGATGGAAAGCCATTTACTTATGACATGTTCACCGCTGCGCAATTAGCATCACTTAAAGGCCCTAAAGGAGATGTAGGATTACCAGGGCCGAAAGGTGAACCTGGAACTCCTGGGGAGCGTGGAGCAGACGGTGAAAGAGGACTACAAGGACCAAAAGGTGAACCTTTTAAGTTTAGTGATTTCACTCAAGACCAACTTAACGCATTAAAAGGCCCTAAAGGAGACCCAGGACCTCCTGGTACTGGCGGTAGTGTAGATTTATCCGCTTATCCTACAAAAGAATATTGTGATACTACATTCGCTACTAAAACTAATTTAAGTGACTATGTAAAGACAGCGGCACTTAATAACTATTATGTATCTAAACTCTTTGCAGAAAATACATATGCGACTAAAGCTAGTCTAAGCGACTATATGAAGACAGCGGCAGCTAGTAACACTTTTGTATCTAGAATTTTTGCAGATAATAACTATGCTGCTAAGTCTACATTAAATAGCTACATGAAGACAGCGGCGATTAAGGATACTTTTGTATCTAGAGTCTATGCAGATAATAATTATGCTGCTAAGGCTAATTTAAGTGACTATGTAAAGAAATCTGAAATAAGTCGGTATACATCAAGTATACCTGCAGAAACTGCATATCGTACCTTGTTAAGCGGAAATGTATGGTGCGAGAGTGCTAACGTTGATGATGTACTTACTGCTTTAATTGGGAATATAGGTAAGCCTTTTCCTCGTACTGAATTTAAGCCGTTGACTATTCCAAACGTAACCAAAGGACAACAGGTGGTAACAGTAACAGGTGAACCTCATTACAGTGTTAAGGTAGTTGGTAACGACACACCTTTCACGCTAGACAGTACTGGAGCTTGCACTATTACAATTCCACCTCTAGGCGAAGATGATATAAAACTCACTTATCACAATTTCACAGGTGCAAAAGTTGCAGAATACAAAATTGCTGGTGTTCAAACTGATGCAGTTGCTGATGAAGAATATACCGAAAATGGCATTGTATACAAACGCTATGGGGATATCTTGAAAATGAATATTTCAAACAACACAGTTAGAGGCAATTTCAAAGATAACCCTAAGAATTGGAATGTTACTAAAAAAGTAATATATGCAAATAAGCCATCAACGCTTAATTTAGGAGATAACTATAACTCATATGGCCCTTACTTTGTAGAAACTCCTGAAAACGTAACGTTTAAAGGGGATAATAACAATATGCGGCTAACCATAGCTACATCAACACAGGCTACCGAAACGCTGGCCTTTGATATGAATACCATTGAATGGGATGCGGCTAACCATAGCTACATCAACACAGGCTACCGAAACGCTGGCCATTTATAATTAATCAAACCACATGCAAGAATTAACTGATTTTACGGAAACAGAGTAAGGGGGTGCATATCTCATTTGGACTTGGCAATTTCAATTGGATGACATTTTAACTACACTCACCATAGTGGGTGTAGTTGCGGGGGCGGGGTACAGACTACTGATTATCCCGCTACTCGAAAAACTGGACCTTCAAAGGATGCAAGATAATTTGATGTTTCAGGAAAAAATGGGCGTGCTTACCGATACGTTGAAGGACTTGAAAGATGAAATCAAACTTTCGCGTGAACAACGTACTAAAGCATACACAGAACATGTGAAGTTAACATCTCGTGTCGAAGGCATCGAAGCGCGTGTTGATGAGTTAAGAGGTGATCTTCATGAACATACCGCCAAAGCTCATTAATTCAATAAAAAAAACATATCAATCTGTTAGGGTGGCCAACTTCCACCCTACAGGAATATTCGCTACACGGGCGCTAGTATTTATTATGCTAGTGCCTATTTTATTGGTAATAACTCAGTATGTTATGTCATTTGTTAGCGGGTACGTATCTGACGAAGCGAACAAGCTAATTAATGTAGGGCTTAATATCATAGATCATATATTTATCCCTAGTGTATTAATGGCTGTCGTAGGTTTCTTAGGACTTTGGTTAGACCAAAATAACAATGGTATTCCCGATAAATTAGAAGAGGAGGATAAAAGATGAAAGTATTTATTAATCCTGGCCACGATATTAATTTAGATAGTGGCGCAGTCAATCCTGTATATGGTACTCGTGAATGTGATGTGGCCCGTGATGCGGGCAAAATGTTGGCACGGTATTTAGAGACTGCAGGATGTGAAGTTCGTACTCTACAAGATGACGATTTAGGTCTTGTATGTTCTGAATCTGATTCTTGGGGCGCCGATATCTTCGTATCACTTCACTGTAATGCGTTTAACACGGAAGCTCGTGGCACTGAAACACTTTACAAGTCCTTCAATGGACAACGATTGGCCAACGACATTCAAAGTCAAATCATCCGCAGCATTAATACAGTAGACCGGGGCGTTAAGAAACGTGATGACCTTTGGGTACTAAATGGCACGGATGCAACTGCTGTATTAGTTGAAATGGCCTTCATCGATAACGAAGAAGATCATGCTATGCTGACTAATGATTTAGATGCTATCGTTCGCGCCATTGCTAGGGGGATTACGGACTACACAGGAGGGATGTAATGTATGACAAAATCAAAGTATTATTTGATAACTCTACTTACCGCTATGTTATTATCGGTTGTATTGGCATCATCCTCATCCTTTGCGCAGGATATATCCTTTACCAACCAAGCGGAGCAGACTATCAGCGTACCATTAACGCAGTGGAACGAGCTCAAGAGCAACAACGAGAAAGCCTTGAACTCAATCGAGACATCCAGCATGCCATTGACCGAAGCTCAGACCTTAGTCGTGACGCAAAAGAACGAGTTGACCGAAGCACACAATACAATCAACAAATTGGAGAACGAATTGATGCAAGCCAAGCTTCAATCAATGAAGCAAGAAATCACCTTAAACGAAATGCAGAACTCATTGACCGAATTGAAAGGGCAAATAGAGAACGACAAACGAACAATCAAACGACTACGGATGCAGCGCAACCTATCTCAGATGGTGGGAGCGGGGGCAGTAATCGGAGTAGTGATTCATCGATAGAGAGGTGATCCATACATCTCCATAGCGTGTAATGGTGGATACACGCAACTATAATAAAAGAGCCTACTAACTTAGAAAATATCTAGGTTGGTAGGCTCTATTTTTATTTGTAAAATTAATAAAAAACTATTGCATATAACACGGAAACGTGTTATAATATAGACATAGGGAAGGAGGTGAAGCCGTTGAAGAAGTTAAGGAAGATAATAAAAAAGTGGCTACCGCTAATAACAGCACTTATCCAACTAGCAATCGCGATAAAGCAGTTATTAAATCAGTAACCACAGGGGCTCGAAAGAGCCCCAATCTTCCTAACTATTATACCAATGGCAGGCATATGATTTCAAGATTAACTTTAATAATTAGTATTATTGCCTTTGTATTATCTGTCTATAATTTATTAGTAATAACAGGAGTACTGTAATGAAACTAGATGACGTAATGACCACACAAGAGGCTGGTGAAAGATGGAATGTACCAGCTGATTCTATTAAGCAATGCTGTTTAAAGAGATATGCAAATAAACAATTTACCGATGACGAAGCTAGAAAATCGGGTAAGAATTGGCTTGTAACTCGCCAAGGTATGGAAAGGCTGTATGGTGAAGAAAGGGATCATAACATATAATGTATATATTATAGATGACATCATTTTGACATCATTTTATATAAAAATATAGTAAAATATACAACTATATATATGTTAATAAAGTAGGTAACTACCGCATTTGTTGGTTTTGTAAATGTGTTTTAAATGCCACGCCATCTTGAGGGGGTGGTGAGCGTACGCTCGTGAGGGTTCAAGTCCCTCCAACCGCACCAAAATATAAGGACCTACAGTTTTCTGTAGGTCCTTTTTGCTATAATATTTAAAGTTGTAGGTGTATATAGGAGAGAGAAATGAATAAGAAATATTTTGTACTAATGCTGCTTTCACTAGCATTATCTAGTCAGTTTAGTTTAGCTGCAACAGTGGACGGGATAAACCAAAATACTAGAGGTGAACTGAAAAATAATGCAAAGTCAAAACAGTCTGTACAAACTAAAGCTCCTGTGAAATTAGATTTTGTTGAGATTATTCCTGGTGCTTTTAAAGCTGTTATAAAGGATAAATCTATAAATTCCAAAAAGCTTTCGATTGAAGATAAAATTACATTAGAACGGAAGGAGAAGGAGCACGCTTCTCAGCGATTTAAAATATCAGAAAAACCTGATTTTGGTAGTGAATACAAAACGTTTGATCCACTTTATAATGATAAGGATGAACAAGCACTAAAAGAAATTAAAAACTATAATACTGAATCAACACGTAATCAAGGTTATTTTATTGGTGGTCGAGATAAACCTTTACGCATCGTGAGCCCATATATGAAAAAGAATGGTCAAGGAGAGATTAAGCTAACAAATCCCATTAATACTAAAGATTATAGGACGCGTGCTGATCGGGATAAAGCAAATGAAAAGGCAATTCGAGAGTATTTAGATAAAAATAAAGGTCATGATTTATTTACAGTTCGTTCTAAACAGGAAATAAAAGAGTCACTAGAGAGCCTTTTTAAACCTATAGAATTAATTGAGTATCCTATCAATAATACCAAAGATTATAAAATGATGCCTATGATTCCTGGATTCCCAAAGAAAATACCTGGTTTTGCAAAAAATATTCATATGCATAGTAATCCAAGTTTTTTTCAAGGTAGGGCTTATGTACAATTTGCATTTGGAGGCACACCGGAACAATTAAAGCCATATATAGATGAAGCACGTTCTAACTCTAAAGTGGTTCTTTCAAAATCTGATATATCCAATGTGTATGTTAAACAATTTATTGACTCTAATATGGCTCATGCAGATTCTCTATCTGCATTAATTCCAAGGTCGCTATTGACTGTAAAGAATACAACTGTGCCGATGGGTAAATTTATACAAGAGCGACAAGACCATCCAATTGATAAATTTGTAGATGAAATATATGAGTTGGAAAATCAAGTACTAGCAGAATTCAATAAGGTACAGATTCCAGATGAAGACAATAGTGCAAAGTATAAGAGATATTTTGAAATTCGTAAACGAATACAAGATGCGCGAGATGCATTAAAGCCTAAGCCGAATTATGAAAATAAGAGTTCCAAAGATAAAGTGTATCCAACTTATACTGAAAAAGAAAATCGAAAGCTTCAGCAACAATATTTGCATAGATTGTCATTTAATGAAGATTCAGTAGAAATACCTGATAATTATGTATTATATGTATTTGATTTTGGTGGCAGTTGGAATCATCCCTATTCTTTAGGTGCTGCAGTCAGTCCAGATAGTAACTATATCATTTATTTCTGCCAACAAGGTTGATTATAAAACAATAAAAGGTAGTAACATATATATTGCTACCTTTTTTGCTATATCCATCTAGGCAGAATTTCATATTATGTGTACAATCATAGTAATTAATAATATATTGTTTTGGGAATGAGAGTGTTTTATGAAATTTAACTATGGCGATACATTGCGTATCCGAAATGAGTTATATACGATCCTAGGCAAAATTCGTTACATTGATACTCATAGGAGAATTTGGTATAAGTATAAGCTGGTTAAACACAAGAATAATGCTGAGTTTTGGATCAGTTGGAATGAAAAGCATGGTGTATATCAGTTTACAAAGTTATGTGGCAAAGTAATACCATCTGATACGAACGTAGTTCATCGAAGTTATCAGATGGCAATAGGTACAAGAGGGGATATAGATACAGATATAGATATTGGTGCTTTCTCTCGTTATGAAGAGTATG